TCCGACAGCTTCATGCCGGACAGTGCGCAGCCATCCCAGACGTAGGCGGATAACTTAACGCTCATAGAACCCTCGTGAATTTCTGGATGAACCGCTCAAGCCGCTGCATGCACTCATGCGGATAATTCGCACGCAAGAATATGACCTGCTGGTTAACTTTGTCCCAGCGGATGACTTTGACCAGAACGCCGCGCGGGTCCCGGTACGTCCGGTTAAGGTTTTGGTTGTCTTCATCCACGAAGCCCTCCGGTCGGTGCAAGATCGTTTACCTGCTGCCATAACTTCTCAACGTCTACCCGTGGCACACCCAGCTGGTAGTTGCTGTTCACAGCCTCGCCGGGTAATCTTGCTTCATACAAAAACGAGGCCGGTGCTGATCCACCCGGCAATGACTTACAATGCAATTGCGGTATGCCCGCTTTTTTTAGTAAAGTGTTCATGTGCTTATTGTCTCCGCTTAAAAGTGACGCGAGCGCAGATGGTCGGGGGCTGCAATCCCCTGGCCATCAACCTTTCTGTTTACAATCAATTCCGCTGCCTCAACCTGAACGCCGTGAAGTGCGGCCCATGCCAGAAAACCCTTCATCGTGTACCGAACAGCACCAAGAACATTTCTCGCCACCTCTTTCAGTTCACTTTTGTCAATAATGCCGTCCTCTTCGGCCGCAAGCTTTGACTGCGCCACTTTGCCGCGAGACGCTTCGGCCAGCATCTGAATACTGAAAAGCTCAACGTTATCCATCTGTTCCGGTGCCGGGTTGTCGACCACCAGCATGCCGAACTGCCGGGCGAAATAATCAGCCAGAAACGGATGTCCCACTACGTGCTGCATGTAAGCCAGCTGGTCCATGTCGAAAAAGCGCGTACCATTTTTCATGTGAAGGCGGTTGTTAAACTCGCTGTATTTCAGGCCCATCAGTTCAGCAATCTGCGTATTGGTGCCTTCGTAGTCCCTGCATGCCTGAATCACGATCTGCTGTAATTCCACCATTTCCCTGTCCTTTTGGTAGTTATCAGGCCGAAGCCTTTGAGCTATCGTTTTCTATGTACATCGCAGGGTCATACTTCAACTGGCCCTTTGATACCTTTTCGATCAACAACGCGTATTTCCATGGGATCACTTCTTTCCAAAGACTTACGGTTGCTTTCGAAACCCCCACGGCCAAAGCAACTTTTGTTGCCGTGCCGAAATGGCTGATTACGTCTTGTTTGTTCATGATTCCTCCCCTTAAATGATACGGGGAAGTTTAATCTTTCAAACAAAATAAAATCAAGAAATTAAACTTGATATTGTTTAAATTATTAAACATGAGAAACGAAACTATGAGCGACCGTATAAACCTCCGCATGCGGTCCTTGAAGCTGAAAAGCAAAGACCTGATAGCTGCTACGGGGGCATCTAAAGGAACTGTTAGCCAGTGGGTTAACGGCGGCACAGAGCCGTCTGCTACCTACCTCTCAAGCCTGGCTAGCGCCTTGGGTGTCAGTGAGAGATGGCTTATTCATGGTGGATTGATTGAGGAAACAAGAGGAAATGGTCATCCTGGCCCAGATGTCAGAAGGCGCGTGCCGTTGATCTCCTACGTGCAGGCTGGCAGCTGGAGGGAAATTATGGATCAGCAGTTCGATGACCTTAATGACTGGATTGAAACTACAGCGAATGTATCGCCATTTTCTTTCTCTCTTAGGGTGCAAGGCGATTCTATGTTTAACCCTTCCGGGTATGGAGTTTCAATACCTGAGGGTTCTATCGTCATAGTAGACCCGGATGTCGACGCGATCAGCGGCAGAATCGTTGTGGCGCGGCTAAATAACTCTAACGAAGCCACCGTAAAGAAATTAGTAATAGACGGTCCTAACACTTATCTGATGCCTCTAAACCCAGCTTACAAGCCCATCCCTTTCGATGGAACGGGTGAAATCATCGGCGTTTGCGTTCGGATAGAAATCAATCTCCTCTAAAAATTTACACATCCCCAAAGCCAGCTACAAGCTGGCTTTTTTGTGCTCTGAACAAAAAAGTTTAAGAAAACGAACAAACTTGATTGACATAAAAGTTTGAACCATTAAACTTTGAAACAGTTCAGAGTTAAACGCTGTGTTTAGTGATGATTCGATCTAATGGGTTCAGCAGTTTTATGAGGTATCAGGATGTCAGCAGATAAACGCATCGAGCTAGAAGGTAAGTGGACGCCTATCTACAGCAAATGCCCATGCTGCGGGCTTGACTTAAATAAGGCCTCGGATGCCCTTGTAGAGCAAATAAAATCCGATGATACAAAGGAATGTTCCGGTAAGGCTAAATTTTCGTTTAAATCCTGTTCCAAGTTACTGACGATTCCAGACTTCCTGAACAATTGTGTAGCGCGGGTGGTTTTTCCATTCACCAAGACCAAGAAAAACACCACCAAGAGAAATAAGTAATGTCGGGCTGGTCGGGAGGTTGGGAAGCATTCCCGCACCTGATGCAAGGAAAATGGCCGTACATACAGAAATTACGACCATGTACCAAGCGTCCAATTTCAGCTTATTAACTGGATTTTCCATAGATTCCAATTTCTTGGTTGTGTGAGAGCTACCAAGATACCACTGCCGCCTGAAGTGGAAAATTTTCTACAGGCAATGTCTTACGAGCGCTGTGTGTAGTCTTGACGGTTGGCATGGTTGGCCTCACCAGGGGAGTTTTGTAGCCCTGTTAACCGTCCTTTTTCATAACAGGTAAGGGTATTTGCAAGGTGGGTCTTTGTTGAACGCTTTGAGACGCTGAGTGAATGCCCTTTCCTGTGGTGAATTGATGGGTTGCGTCAGCGCATCCCTTAACCGGTGACCTAATAATTAGGGCAATCCGCTAGTTTGCTGCAGCAGGCACAGCGCGAGAAATACGGGTGTAACAGTTGGGCTGATGGCAGTCGGGAAAGACCGGCACACATCGAAAAGAGCGCTGGCATGCAAAACCTATCTCGCAGCCGTTGCATTACCAAAAGCCAGGATGGGGCGGCAGAAACGCGGTAGTGCTCTTTTCGATGTGTTACTCAGCGGAGACGGCTGTGGATTAATGCAGTGATCCACCAGCCATTTAATTAAATTATCAGGTTCCCGTTTTATTACCGATCTCGGTAAGGGATTCGTGCAACCTGAATACAGAAAAAAGGTTATTTCGATGGCACATGAAGTCGGAACTCTAACAACGCCGGAGCTCGTAAAAGAGGCCCACGGCAAAGCTCGTGAACTTGAACACTCGTTCCCTGATATTTGCCAGCTGCTTCGCGCTCTGGCTACCCGTCTCGACGTTCGCAACGTGCTGGCCTCTTCAGTATGCAAGAGCAACGTAACGCGCTATGAGCCCGATTACCACATGCAGATGAACCATGAGCTCGCTTTCATGCGTGAATGCCCTGGAGGGCGTTATGCGCGGTTTGATGCGCTGGCAGACCTCATTGAGCAGAACGCTCATCTTCGTCTTATGCAGACCACTATTTAACTGGCTCTTAATCTTCCGGGTAAGCGTAATTTTTCAGCCGAAGTGATCGAGCGCGCTATAAACGGCGAAAGCCAAAAAACTGGAGAGACGGCCTGATGTCCTGGATAACTACCCTAACTGGCCGGCACTTCAGTTTTAACGATATGCACCCAGACAGTATTTCGATCGTAGATATCGCTGCCGCTCTGTCGAATATTTGCCGGTTCACTGGCCATGTGAGCGAATTCTACAGCGTAGCCCAGCACTCTGTTCACGTCAGCTATCTGGTGCCGCATGAACACGCTCTTGAAGCCCTTCTGCACGATGCCGCTGAAGCTTATTGCAGCGACATCAATTCACCACTGAAAGCCCTGCTACCTGACTATCAGGCCATTGAGGGACGTGTTGACGCAGTGATTCGTAATAAGTTCGGACTTCCACCAGCAATGTCACCTGCAGTAAAGATGGCAGACCTGGTGATGCTGGGTACTGAGCGCCGTGATTTGGGTCTGGATGATGGTGCAGTGTGCCATGCTTAGAGGGTGTTGCTCTGGCTGACTTCATTGTTGCACCACTGGAACCACGGGCGGCACGTGTTCTTTTCATAAATCGCTGGAATCAACTGAGGGTAAATCATGATTAAGCCAATGGAAGTAAAACGCGATCAGTATGGCTTCTGGACGCATCCCGAATATTTCGAGCCTGCTAACGGCCATGAGTTAGGCGCACCAGGTGAGTTCGATGCGTGGCTCTTAGCTAACAACCTTGAGGTGTATACCCTCGGCCTTGAGTACGATGAAAACGCGTCAGAATTTGCAGAAAAATATGCTGATGGTGAGTTCGATGGTGACATTTCAGAGTGGCAACCCACCCAGCCGGATGGCGACGGCTGGTTCATCGGCTCTATTCACGACACAGAAGATGGGCCTTATTGCATCTGGCTCAAATCGGCGGAGATGCCAAATGGCTAAGTGCAACTATCTGCAAGATGCAAAAGAGAAGCTTCATGCTCACCTCATGCGGGGTGTTCCTGAAGATAGCGTGATTGGTGGAAGCTTCGATGGGTGCGGATGGGACAACACAGTGATGTCTTTCGGGAAAGACACTGGTCTTCACGTAATGCTCAAGTATCGACTGGCTTTCCGTGCCAAAAAGAAAAACGGTGATATCGCTAAGAATTTCACACGAAAAGAAATCTCCCTGAAAATGGCATATTGCCCCCTGTGTGGCGTGAAGCAGGGTGAAGAAGATGCGTGATCGATTTTATTTAGCCTGTCTGCGTGAAACTGTGGGCAGCAATATGTCTTTCCACTGCAAAAATGGGAACGGCTACAGTTCCAACTTAGACCGTGCTGAGGTATACAGCCTGGCTGAAGCTCAACATGCATGGGATTGTGGTAGAGAAATTGAATTGCCTATCGCTGCTGATGATATCGACGCTGCTGCAAAATGGCATGTAGATCATCAGTATATTCCCTGCGAAAACACCGTAACCCCTGGGTGCAGTTCGTACTTAGCATTCGTAAAAAGTCGCTGGAATGGTAACGACGTATTCTGGCTGAGTGACCTAATTCCTACAGACGATTTCAGCAAGGCCAGAGTGTTCAGCCAGCCTGACATCTCAGAAAATGGCTTGGTATGGTTACCACTGGCGCTGGCTGATGAGCATAAACGGCGTACGTTTGATATCGGCCTGCTTAACCGGCGTTCAATGGTCCAGGGTGCCGGGCTCCGTATGCCTAATTGGCTTAAGCGCCAGCAACGCCGTAGAGGCTCGTCTGGGAAAACGCGTTGGAACTGTCCTAAGTGTGGGAAAATTAGCTGGCAGGAAAATCCGTATGACTTCGAAGGATGCCGGGATTTGTCATGCGATGAATGGAGGCCCCGATATGGCTAAGTCAGCAGCAGAACGCAAAGCCGCGCAGCGCGCACGGCAGGCTGCCAGCGGTGAGCAGAAACTGGAGCTGGTGTTAGATGCTCAGGAACTCGAAATGCTGGAGCGTAACCGGGTCGCCCGCCGTCCAGGCAGAGACTCTTACGAGCTGGCCGAGTATATCGCCCTTCTCATTCGTCAGGATGATGCCAGGGCAAAAGCACGCTTTAAATCGCTCAGTAAGAAACGCTGTGGCCGTTGTGGTGATCAGCTGCCGGTGCAGAGTTGCCTGTTACAGGAAGAGTCAGCCTGTTGGGCGCGAAATGGATGGTATGAAGTTAAAATCACGGCGTGACATGTCACGCTATTACTGACCCGATGCAGCGGGAAAAGCGGAGAATGTATTATGAGTAATGACTTTATGACAGAAGCAGAGGTAATGCAGGAAATTGGAAAGGCAAGAACTGCGCTCTGGCGGCTACGAAAGAACCACGGCTTCCCTGCTCCTGTTCTTACTCACCCTGCGCGATACAGTCGCAGGGCTGTTCAAAAGTGGGTAGATGATGGCGGTGTCAACCGAGCTGTTTAACGTGCCACAGGACTTTATCAGCGTAAAGCTCATAGGCTTTGCGCTGCTCATCAAGCCAGTCATGTTTGTTATAAATCGCCATTACCCCGCCCAGCTCATGCCCCAGCATATTTTCGGTGACGTGGGGCACGATACCTTCTCCTGATAAGTTCGTAACCAGTGAGCGCCTGAAATCATGAGTGCGCCACTCAGGGATATCTATTTTCGCGCGCAGGTTTTTCATGTACAGATTTGCGGAGGACCGGTCGATCGCTTTGTCCAGTTCCTGTCCGGGGAACATTACCGGGGTTTTCATCGCAAGCAGCCTTTCAACATATGGCTTCATCTGCTCAAATATAGGGCGGCGGATCACATTCCCCATCTTCGAATGGGCGACAGGTGTAGTCCATATGAAGTCTTCAGTGTTGAACTCAGCAGGAGTTGAGAGCCGAAGTTCTGACAATCTGGCTCCCCACAGCAGCAGCATCTGGTGCAGCAGCTTGTTAGATGAAAACACCTTGTTGTTTTCCAACGCCAGCCACACCTTCGCCAGCTCTGTGTAGGTCAACACGCGCACGCCAACATCTGGCTTCTTGCCAATATTTTTAACGCTGAGTTTGATAACCTCACATGATGGAATGAGCTGCCGACTGATGCACCAGTTCATTACAGAACGCAGCTGCAGCAAAAGCACTCTCGCTTT